CATCAATTATATCTTTATTAGAAGCTTCTGACTCTAATAAGGATAATGATGTATAGTATTCTATATTATCAATTCTTTTTTCTAGTTTGCCAATATCTCTCATTGTATAACGCTTATTATCAATAAGCGTAGTTTCAACTTCATCTACATTCAGTGTATAAGCAGGTACAAATATATGATAAAGAACCATTGATTCTTTAGGAGACTCAGGTAATTCAGGATTTAATGATGATACACCTTTAATAACAGAAAACTGACCTTTAGCATCTAGAACAATTTTGTCTAACCTTGATAAGTAATATTGTACATCAGTAGAGAACGTTGATAATGGACTAGGAGCAGCTCCTGTTACAGAGGAGAAATCAACACCATCGGCATCTATTCTAGGTCTAAAATCAATAGCACTTCTTAGTTCAATTGATTCACCTGTGTTTGCTGTAACATATTTAGGAATATCTTCATAAGGTATAACACCATCATAACTATCTACTGAAAAGAAATCCCCTACACCATGAGAGAAATAAGTATATTTTATTAATAACTGGCCAGTGGGTACAAATGCACTTCCTGATTTTAATTTCAATCTAGCGAGATCATAATAGTTATCACGTTGCCCATTATCTAATTCGTAATATTCAGTAATATCCTGATCTTCCACAGAAGCTTCTGTAGTGAAATCGGCAGACATATATACATTTAATACTTTATAACCATCAGCATGCACTAAACTCATATTAGAAGTTGGTGTCGCAACAGCCAATAGATCCGCTTCATTAAGTGTTTTAGTTTTCGTTGAAGTCGGTGTCTTTCTAGTAGAAGCTATTAATGTAACACTAATATTATCGGGCCCGTCTGTAGGAACAGTGATTTTAACTGATTGGCTGCTGTCATAAACAATGTCAGCCGCTTCTAAATCAATAATATTACCAGAGTTACTGTAAGTTAAAATCCAGTTATTACCATTAAAGATATTAAACTGTTCTTCACCCCCTAAAGTATTAAATGTTACCAAATGACTGCTTAAGGTTTTGGACCCCATGTTCCTTACAATATCATAGCTATAATTAAAATCAGGAGTTTGATCATCTGGTTGAGAATCACAAGTTTTTACTCGAGTAAATGGTAATTTAAATACCATTGAGTTTCTATTAGGTTGTTGTAATATAGCATCTCCAGATTCTGAGACACCAGGATCACCATTTACTAATACAACATTAGCATGGAACCCACCTGAACCTTGTAATCCTTGTACAGTACTAAACACTCTTCCTGTATTCATTTTAATATCAAATAGATACAATCTATATTTAGCACTTATAGTGCCATAAGTCCCTTCTATCTTTGTTATAGATCTACATCTTGCATAACCAATGGGATTTCCTGTTTGGGTACCTTCGAAATGAGGACTATCATACATATTTAACTGATCGAATGTATTAATATCGGGTATACCCTCAAGAGTATAAACATCTATATAGTTACCAATCAGTATAGGTAACGCGGCTGATTGAAATAACGCAGTATCTCTTGCTTTATCAATATCTACATTAATAGTAGATAATGTTTCTATTTCATAACCTTGAACATAGGCTTTAGCAGGATCTAATCCAGCTGTTAATTTAGTAACATCTCCAGCGGCGTGTGGACTATCTGGATATTTACAATCTACATTGTTTGACTCTGTTGAACCATAAAGAGTAGTATGCTCTTTAATATCAATATCAAAATGTCTTACTGTATAGTTACCCGATTCATCAAAGGTTCTTCTTGCAAGTGTATCTTCAATAATAGCATAATCAGTGGCTCGAGCCTGTTTGATGATGATACCTTCATCAATTTGAATCAATCTAAGGAAATCATCATCTGTTCCTATTGTATCAACACCAATAGTTTGTGTAATTAATTCTGTTTTAATTTGATGTCTATGAGCTCCTGGAGCAGCATAGTTATTAGTACCATTAGCATTGTCATTAAGTGTAGCATCTTCTGCGGATGTAACAATAGACTCTGTTATTTTAAGACCAACATCATATGTTGGTGACTGACCATATTTCTCTAATACTAATTGATCTTTCCGTACTACAACAAAATGACCTTTAATATAATAGATACCAGGTTCTAAGAAAGCTACCGAACCAAACCCAATAGGTGTAGTAGATGCTATTGCAGCTTGAAGAACAAATCCGGAATTATCAGTCGCTTTTAAATGTTCATCAGCTGCAAATGTCTTTTCACTTGCATCACCTGAGTTCTGATATTGTACATAGATAGTATCTAAATCAGATCCAGTTGCTTTTGCAACAGCAACTACTATTGCTTGTAGACCTGTAGTAGTTGCTGCTTCTGAATCAGTAGCTTCTATTGTTTTACCTACAAGATCTTTAAGATCGGAGGCAGTAGAAGATTGTAGTTTAATATAATCAACTTCGGTAGAGGCTGATACATGTCCAGGTATAACCATAGATCCCTCTTTAAAGAGGTGATTACCCATTGATGTAACTTGATTTTGAAGTATAGATTGTAATTGTGTCAATTCTCTTGCTTGAACAGCATGAGAAGGACGAAATAGAATCTTATGATATTTCTCTTTTGGTGAAAGTTCCCCTACACCTGTAGGTGTTTCAAAATCATCGAAATATGGTTTTATATTAAACTTTAATGGCATTATCTGTTTCCTTTATAATTCTAAAACAAGTTTAATTGTTTCAATTTGAGTGTCCGACCTAGTTACTTTTGTTCGATTCTCAAGGAATAAAACATCTCCTGAATATTTCTTAATTTCTGCATTATTAACAGTTAAACATTGTTTAGCGGTGCCCTCTCCATCTACAACGTTTATCTTATCTTCAATTGTGAATGATCTAAATCCAGTATCTTCTGTTTGATGATATCTTATAATACCATCAACATGATAATCATCTACTAAAGCTTTAGCCTGTGAGACTGAACCGAATATTACGTCATCATTTTCAAATGTTCCACCCACGGCAACAGTTAATGATTTAAGAGCTGAATAAGTATCGTCTATTGCTACGGCCGTACCTGAAATAGGATCTTTAATAATTCCAATTTGTCTAAATTCATTACCGACAATAAAATCATCACCTTCAGCATATTGTAATCTAGAGTTAATAGCTACATAATGTGATCTTAATTCATTACGAGGGTCAGCACCAAAACCACCTTTCGGACCTAATACAGCTCTTGCTGTAGCACCAGAACCATTCCCTCCACCTGAAAACACTACATTAGCTGCAGTGAATCCTTCACCATAATCGGATATTGTAACACCCGTAACTGTATCACCTGTTAGAGTAGCAGTAGCAACAACATCTTCTGTGCCATTCCCATACACAGTAACAGTTGGAGCTGCAGTATATCCAGACCCACCATTAGTTACTTTGATATTATATATAGCACCATCCACAGCGTTTTGTTGTACATCCCATTGATTTTGATCAGAACCAGATCCTGGATCAGTATTTAAATACATCACAGGAATAAATGCCGCTGTTAAAAACTTAGTAGCTACATTTGTAGATAATGTGAATAAATATTTCCATATATAACCATCAACATAATTCCCTTCAGTGAAATTGATAATACCACTTGATATTGATAATACATCAGGTGAATATATTGATCCACCCGGACCAGATTTAAGACATATATAAACATTATTATTATCTGTAATAATAAAATATTTACGCTCTGTAGATTCTAATCCAGCATCTCTATCATCATATTCGTCATAAGGCGATCCTGATATCCATTGATTTCTGACGGATGCGTGTGATACATCAGCTTCAGCAATTAATTTCATAGATTGCATCTTTTGATGCGCATCAAAATGTGTTGAATAGTCATTATCATAAGGTGTATCAGCAAGCTGTTCATCAGCCCATGGCTCAGACCGACCGATAAACAAATAATACGATGATGCGATTACATCAGCAATGAGGTGTTTTGCCATATCTAATCTGAATTGGCTTGTGATGATAGCTGTCATATTTTGTGACCTTTTAGTTTACTTAATGTTATATATATATATATAAGTTTTATACAATAGTAGTTGATATTAATGTGTCTGTTGTCGTATTATATAATGATTGATGTATCTCAGTTTCAACATTACCATCAACAGTTTTGTTTGTTACATCGATAAATGTTGTATTACTCCAGTTACTTATAGGAGAATTCAACTTGAATTTAAACGCATCAAAATATTCACGTTGTCCAAACTCACCGACATGATGTTTAAAATATTCAGGATAAGCGGTACCGTTCTTAACAACAATATCTCTTCCTGTTAATTCTTTTAATATATAAGATGACCTATCCCACCCATCAGTATTAGCTGTTACTCTTTTCCAATTGATAATATCATTAGCAGGATCATTAGAGATACTATAAGTAGTGTTAACTGGATGTGTTATAGTTTGTATTGCTTCATAAAACAAATAATTAACACTGGATTTAACGACAAAATGCTCAACATAATTTTTATCAAATTCCCATTCTTGTATGTTAATCCCACCCTTAATGACTCTAATAACAACAATATTATCTTTAACAGCAGCATCATTTAATATTATATAATCACCTGATACAATATAAGCGTATTCTATGTCACCGGTAGCTTCATCCACTTCATCTAATAGTTTAATACCATTAACGAATACTTCAACAAATAATTGAGTAGGATTATATGATGAAGCGAAAGTTGTTTGTGTAGCTGCTGTTACAGTATATTCATCCTCATTATATTCATCCTCATTGTCCTTATTGGCAAGTAAGAATTCGGCAGTAGGATTGATATTATATAGTTCATTCCACTCAGATGATGCCTGTACAACTGGAATAACAATAGCGTGTGGAAGTCCCGCAATTTGCCATCCTGGTTGGTTTAAACTTAATATTCCAGAGTTGAGATATATAGCAAGTAATATCTCACCAAAGAATATAAACCCTGCAGGATGAATTAATCTATTAAACGTATTCTCCCATAATTCCGCATTAGATCCTGTTCTTAATACATACGAAAACTTTTGGTAATAATAAGAATCTTGTAATTTCTTAAAACTTGATAAGAAACCATCATGTGTAGTAAAAGTCCCTGTATCATATATCTTAATAACAGAACCAGAAGCTATTACAGTAGGAAAAGTAATGAAATAATCTAGTTCTTCCCTGTCTGGGATGAGTTCTTTAAATGTTACGTTGTCCACATGATAAATGTTCGAATTGTCCTCACCATAATCTGTAATTTCAAGTGTGTGAGTCGTAGATGTTGCTGTAAAAGAGTCTTCAATAGTTCCCACACCAAAAGATGTAAAGTTACCAGTAGAACTGTTGAAAGCTATACCCGATATCCGTACCCTTATTGAGCCTGCTATTGCAGTATCGATAGTAGCTTTAAATGTGTACTGACTACCTATAGTCAAACCGGTTATAGTCTGAGTTACGTTAGCGTAAGATTCATCACTTCCCCATACAACTCTTAGTCTATTACCATCATCATATACATTGTGACTAATTGTAGAATTATAAGCACTAGACCAATCATCAACGTTACTATTAAAAGTACCATTAGTAATCAACTCACCCTGAGGGCCGTGTATAGGAGAGGGTTTAACAGACGTTATAAAATCAGGTGGAGGTGTTGTACCCTCAACAGTAATACTGTCTATAGCACCTGTCTCTGTTACAGAATGTACTGTAATAGTTATGTCATTAATACCATCTACACTACCTACACCTATAAAAGATCCTTCTATTGTAATAATATCATTAACTTCATACATCTCACCACCATTAGCTATACTAACCTCATATGCAGATGGTACAACTTTATTATTTACAATGACATTAAATCTAGCATTCTTAGCGTCAAGGTTGTTCATTGGACCCGAAAGATAATTGACGTTATTTATATTTTGGGTAATACCAGTAACATTATTTATAGTAGAGAGTTTCACATCATCTACATATACTAATAATCCATCAAATGTTAATATATCAGAATTATCATCACCACCTGTTATAACAGTAGTATCTGATGTTAATGTATATGTATATGATGGAGTATAGTATGAAGGATTAGCTATGATATCATCAGTTTGTGAAAACCATTTACCATCTGATGGTGCAAACATATCATCTTTAGGAAAATATACCTCTACTTCATCATCATAAAAGAATCTAAAGAATGCTTTAATAGAATCCATAGTACCACGGGATTTATATAATTCAGTTAAATGCTTATATAATAATTTAGGTTCAGCTGAGAATTTTCTCGGAATAGCTTGACCAATTTCATTCTGTAGTTGTGTTAAGAACGGATCTGCAGCTTTTGTATATGCAGCAATTGATACTTTAGCTGCATCAATAATATCAGTGTCATAAACACCTGTAACTGCCTCAATTCCGGTATCATATTGGAGTTGCGTTACTACATTGTTAGCTAAATCTATTGGTGTAGGTAATCTAGTAGAAGCCTCGACTGTAATCTTATCCTCAGCTTCATCAATATCTCTTGCACGCGAAATAGTATTTAGATAATATAAAGATTTATTATCAGTTTCTATAAACTCTAAATACTTCTGCAGAAATACTTCAATATCCGGTGATTCATTAGATATATGCTGAGGTAACACAGAAGATACCTCAGATGATATATTAAACCTTTTACTACCGTGTCTTGGCATAACTATTTCTCTTTAGAAGTTGTCTTATAATTAATACCAGCCGATGTACCACCAGTAATCATTGTATCTATTTCACCTATGATATTAATATCATCTGTTAATATAGTTAATAATTCATTACGATTAGGTGCTAAATCATATGAATTAGGGGGTACAGTAACTTCTATATAATCAACCTCTGTATCAACTAAAGACGAGGGAGAAAACCCATTCAATATAATCCTACCTGAGGTTTCGTCTATATATCCTATCGAATTTGCAAGGACAGACTGATCTGCAGCTACAATTTTAATTATACGAACACCATCTGTTCCTAATGTATCTTGAAGTGTACAGGTTTTTGTTAGATATATAAACTCAGTAGACGATATAATAGATAAATTAGAACTTGATTTTAATATAGGTGATGCAAATCTTAATTCATATTTAGTTTCTTTACCAAGAACAGCTGTAAACCGTTTCTTCATATATACACGAGCATATGAGTTTATAATAGAAAAATCAGTGTTGTCAATATGACTTAATACTTTAGAATATCTAAACACACCATCAAACCTCTTTAATTCATTTTCTTGATAGTTGACTAGTGTTTCCCTAACTTTTTCTTGTAGTGCATCAACATTAGCATTAGTTGTATTAGGGTTATATTTAAAAAAGACATCTAGATTAATATATGTATATGTAGGATCAATAATCACAGGTGTAATAGATACCACATTCTTTGGTTTCAGATATTGGGCTTTAATATACTCTTTATCTGAATACGATAATACCTCAGTATCTTTTGGTGCTATCGTTATATATACTTTGCCATAATCAGGTGGCACATGATCCTCACCACCCCATACAGCAATAGCTCTGATATTAGCAAAGTTTGACTGAATAATAGTTTTATAATCATCGGGTGTTACTGCTCTATTCTGTGCAACAAATCCTAATGGTGCGTTGAACTTGATAGAATCTACATCTTCACCTATTGATCCACCTGAAGCTGAATATAGTGTAGTAATATCTACATCATTATTTCCATCAATAGTATTAACTAAACTAAACACGGAAGCACCATTAGCTTTTGAAGCTTCAGTAACAACATATTCTAATTGAATAACATTACCATCAATTAGTTTTTTACCTATAATACCATCACCAAAGTATACTTCATAGTATCCTTCTTTGGATTCTTGAAGCCAATACGCTTTAGTATCTGCTACAATATCAACTAAGTTTGTAGATAACACAAAAGTATCAAAATCAGAAGAATTTTTAGATTCTTTTATAGTAACAACTAATGAAGATGTTACTGTATTATCAAAGGGTAATACAAAGTTCTCAGATGTATTTTTATCATATGTATATTCGGTTGTTTTATATTCACCCTGAATTAATTCTACATTTTCAAACTTATATACACCCATTTCTCTGGGAATAGCTAATGTTTTTGTATTAACGAAGTTATAAGTGGTCGAATCAATAATAGTCTTGAATATAGTACCTCTGTTCATGACGAGGGATCTATAAGATCCATCTGCCTTTAATACACCTACAGGATTATTAATAATTATTGATATATTAGCTCTAGGTGCATATGCTGATCTAGGCGTATATCCTAGTAACTTAGCATGTGATACCACCGAACTTCGTAACTGAGCAGTATCAAGAAATGTTTCATTAATTGCCATGTTTGCATTAAATGCGTTATAATGTGTCGTATATGCTAATACATCTAATAACGCGTTGATTGTTGATCCTTCAAAATTATAATCATCAAACTCAGACTGACCTTTAAGAAAATCTTTAAGGTTGGTTTTAATTTGATGAAAATCTAATTCAGATACGTTTAGATTTCCTGTCGTTTGTGCCATTAGCGTAATCTCTCTACAATAAATTCTACAGTTGTTGTTACTTCTTCGGGTGAGATTATATTAAGTTCTAATACAATCTTTAATGCATTTCGTTCTGTTAAATCAGTTACCTCTAAATCAAGAATAACAACTCTAGGTTCATAGTTTAATAATGATGTTGTTATTCTTGATTTAATAGCAGCTGCTGTAATAGAATCATAATTTTCAAATAGATAATCCCGTAATGATCCTCCAAAATCAGGATCAAATACTTTCTCTCCACGATTAGTCATTAGAATGTTAATTACAGACTGTTTGACCGCTAGGATATCTTTTTTAAGTGCAATATCCCCTGAGTTAGGTATTACCCTAAACTTTAGGTCTATGTCACTATATGCTTTTACTCTTGAACTTATACTCATAACTTTATTTATACTCTGAAACGAAGGTATTATTAACTATTAACCACCAGCAAAAACATTACCAGAACCACCAGATACAGCAGTACACGTAGTTATCCCATCACCAATACGACCTGCACCTTTTCCATTTACAAATACTGTTGTTGAACCTGTGGTTATTGGTACGGCATGTGAGGGACAAGGGTTTCCTGGTTTTTTATGCCCAGTATTATTATCTCCTTGTCTAGACCAAGGTATTCCATTAACATAAACATCAGGACTTCCTTCAGCTCTGTCCATGGGAGAACAATGTGTTATATCGGCATCACCTATTCTTGTTGCTGCAGGCATATAAACCTCCTATAAACTTGAAAAAAATGTTTTTAAATCTACACCTAATACTTCACCTGTATTGTTATGTATTTTTACAAGATATGATATATTTATGACCGAATCAGAATCATTATAATGATCATGAAGTGTATATCCACAAGTATATAAGACATCCTTATCATGTCTTATATCTATAGCAAAATATGTCATATCGGGGGCAGTAGCATCATTATAAGGCGGCCATTTAATACTATCCGGTAGAGTTATTGCTACTGAATCTTCATCATCTCTTGCTGGAAAGTTTGGAGGTAAATAAGAAGCCGTAGAATAATGTATTAATGGAAATGAATCTACTCTATATTGACCAGACACCAATACTGGATCGCGAAGCCCTTCTATTGTTGGTATTGTTATAGATACATCATTACCTTCAGTAGCATATTCATACACACCATTGTCACAAGTTATATTAGTTATCTCATATTGATAACCTGTAGTTTGTGCATACGAACTTGCAATTAATACACCTGAGGAATCAACAAAGTCGTTATTAGAATTATTAGAATTTGTATTCGCGATTGTATTCTCAAGCATTGAATCTAATGCGCCTGATATTACACTTTCATCAGTACATAGTAATTGTATTTCAAATGCCCCTTCAGATCTATCTGTTGGAATAGTATTATGAACAAACTCAGGATCTGAAGGGGCATTTGAATTTATTACACTCATTAATTACCACTCTCAGATGTATCTTTAGCGAACTCTGCAAAAACAGCATCCTCTACAACAAGATATATATGATAAGTTAACAGATATGACCCAATAGGATTGGTTTTAACACGTATTCTTTTGTAGGTTTTCATTATAAATGTATAATCATTTTCATTAAAGAATTTATTTTTTTCTCTAGAAATTGATCTGGTAATACTATTACTCGTCTTCAGTGCCGTTACTATATCCCTTCCGAGTTTCCACAAATTTAATGAATCAGTAGATCCCGGCCCTAAAGAATCACCCGTGTATTGAATAGTATGTGATGTATAAGTTGAGGATAATAATGCCTTATTTCCCATCTGATTCAAGAACTTTCCGGAATCTCCATTCAGAGTATTAATACTCTGTTCCAATATTGGTGCGAATTGATGGTTACGCACAGAACTTACAGTACCACTATATAGAGCAGAAACGTCTATTACTATGATCTTTTCTTGCCAATAAAGCGGTATTGGTTTTGGAGGTGGAACTAAATCTTCTTTAAGTTGTTGTTCAACAACTTTTGCTTTTGCTGGTGATTTAGATTCCATTTGTGTTTTAAGTATAGCGTCATCTAGTGCCTTAGAATTAGAAGTCTGAAGTTTCACAACTTCTTTAGCTACTATGGCTACATTGTCGGCAGAAGACTCTAGAGAGTCTGTTATATTGTCATTCACATCGACAGCTGATTCAGAAGCAATTGCTTTTATTTCCTCTAGAGCCCCCTCAATAGGAAAGACTGGCATATTAGGTACTGATTTAATAAGACCATCAACACCTTTCTGTAGATTAGGTATAATAGCACATGGATCTATATCACCCCCATCTAATAGTGATAATAAGGTATCTAGACTAACACCTTTTTTATCTAATCCGTCGCCCCATTCGTCTAAAAACGCGGTCTTTGCTTTAGAGATTTCCGCATTTACTCTCTTTTTCTCTTGTTCTGTTAATGTAGGATTACTTAATCTAGAGGCGAATCCTTGTAGTGTAGATACAAGGGATAGTAGATCAACAGACATTGGAATCCCTGGTATTGGAGGGATAGCAGGAAGTTCAGGCATCCATGACCTAATCTGTGTTTCTAAAGATGTTTTTAACTCTGCAGCTGCAGCTTGGGCTTCTGCAGCAAGCTGATCTACCATACCTAAAGCAGAGGCCTTAGCTCCATTTAGTTTATCTTGAAGTCCTCCTAACAGCGCATCAATATCTATTCCGCAAATCATTTATATATTCCTATTTGTTAAGGTGTATCATAGCACCAGTTACTTCGACATTATCAATTGACACGACAGTAAGTAATCCAACTGAATCGATGGCTAATGTTGCTCCCACTTTATATGTACATAATCCAGTGACACCAATCTCTAACTTACCACCCACCTTCATTGATGAATTTAGTGCAGAGAATGTTCCGAAATTACCATGAGTGGTTATATTACATTCTTGTGTAGTAGTGATCTGTGTGTTACCTAGTATTGTCTGATCCCAATCACCATTAATAGTATGCTTATGGTTAGCAAAAGTTG